AGGTAACTTCTGGCGAAGTGTCGGGTGATAAGCGAGATGACCCTCCAGCGAGACAAGGACCATCTTTTGATGATTCTTCTTTAGGCAAAGACAGCGGAGGCAACGAAGGATGCTTTGCTAAAGGTACTTTAATTATGATGGACGATGGCACTCAGAAACCTGTAGAAGACGTAGATATCGGTGATGAAGTAAAGCTCGGCGGATTTGTATTCGCCACCGGTAAATTCCTCATCAATAACCTGTATAACTATAAAGGTATTGAGGTATCAGGAAGTCACATGGTGCTCGAAGATAATAAATGGTTACGCGTTGAAGACAGCGAATTAGCTACATTGGTAAGCGAAGATGATACAATTGTGTATGTCTTTGGTTCTGAAAATCGCCGTATTGTAATTGACGATGTTGTATTTACTGATTACTTCGAGGTCAATGAACAAGAAAAACTTAAGCAAGTTGGAGATTCTTACTTTACAAATTGGAAAGAGAGTGCTAAAATTACGTCCGAATCTAATGTAGAGGTAAGAAACACTAACGATGCTGACGCCCCGACCTTGGCAGCTTAACCAAGATTACGACACCCTAAAGACTTGGTGGACGCAATGGGATTTCGGTATTGTTCCTATAGAGTGTCTACCTCCTGACGGCATCATCGTAGAAAATAACAACACTCCTGTGTGTGCTACGGGCCTGTACATAGGCGAAGGCACCAAGTTTGGTTTTATGGAGTGGGTTGTTGTTGACAAGTTAGCCCAGCCAAAAATTATGCATAAAGCGCTAACACATTGCATAAATAGCGTTATTGAATTGGCTAAACAAAAAAAACTTACGCTTTTGTACACAGTTACAGGGGCGGAGGGGCTGCATAAGCGATACGTAAAATATCATGATATGCATCTGCTTGAAAATAACACTAAAACTTTCTTACGTAATTTGACAGATACGCCTATAGATTTAGAAGCTTTTTCTGAATATTGAATCGTGTAACAGTAACACGTTAACTTGCTGTGTTCGGCTACCCATCACCCCATTCGGCTACTGGTGGCCCCAATAAGGAGAAGACTATGGCTGAAGCTATGGCTGTCAAGCAAGACATTAAAACAACCCCAATTAAATACAAAAAAGACCGTTCCGCTGAAGAGGCAGAACTACAGCGCCTAGAAGAAGAACGCGCTAATTTGCTCCAAGAGCAGGTTGAAGAAGAGCAAGACCAGAAAGAAACTGAAAGTCTTGCCCCTGAAGAAAAAACTTTTAAAAAACGATACGGCGACCTACGACGCCATGCCCAGCAGAAAGAAGAAACTTTTAAAGAGCAAATCCGTAGGCTGGAAGAACAGCTATCTACCGCTACTAAAGAAGCTATTAAGCTTCCTAAGTCAGACGAAGAAATTGCAGACTGGTCAGAAAAATATCCAGATGTTGCAAAAATCGTGGAAACTATTGCTACTAAGAAAGCGCAAGAACTTGATTCATCACTTGAAAAGCGTCTTGAACTCATTGCGAAGCGTGAGGCAGATGCTAACCGTAAGCGTGCTGAAGCAGAGCTTATGCAAATTCACCCAGACTTTGACGAAATTCGTAATGATGAAGACTTCCACACTTGGGTTTCCGAACAGCCTGAGTGGGTTCAAAAAGCGTTATATGAAAACGAAAATGATGCTCGTGCGGCTGGGCGTGCGATTGATTTGTATAAAGTTGACCGTGATATTGCGGCTAAAAAAAGCAGTCCTAAAAAAACTGATAAGGATGCTGCTAAGGCTGTGGAAACTCGGGGACAAAACTCTGTTGCAGATACAAAAAAAGCTCAAGCAAATCAATGGCGAGAGTCAGACGTAGCAAAAATGCGTCCTGCAGAATATGAAAAAAATGAAGAATCTATCGCTGAAGCAGTGCGTACCGGCAACTTTATTTATGATGTTTCTGGCGGTGCTAGGTAAATTGTACTTTACAAACCGTCAAAAATATGGTAAAAAATATGTAAGAATATAATAGCGGCCCCTCCAGGCAACCCGCAAACATGTCCTACACAGACTATTAGACATTTTTAGTTTTGATTGTAGCCTTGAGTGTAGCAGGGCATACGATTTTCTTCCTCTCTAAACCACCCACGAGATGTTTAGCCCTGCTCAACGCAGATACCTAGACTGACTGGCCTTTAAAGTGTTCAGAAAATCGGTGTTTTAAGCCTCATTAGGAGAGACACGATGGCTTTTAAAACTGCCGCTGGATACGGTAATCTACCGAATGGCAACTTTAGCCCGGTAATTTACTCGCAAAAAGTCCAGCAAGCCTTCCGTAAAACTTCTGTTGTTGAGTCAATCACTAATTCCGATTATTTCGGTGAAATCGCGAACTTTGGCGATACAGTGCGTATCATCAAGGAACCAGAAATCACCGTTAAGGAATATGCTCGTGGTGTTCAAATTACTCCACAAGACCTTGACGACGAAGATTTTAGCCTTGTCGTGGATAAGGCAAACTACTTTGCATTTAAAGTAGATGATATCGAAGAAGCTCACAGTCACATTAACTTTGAATCATTGGCATCTGACCGCGCCGGCTACCGCTTGCGTGACCAGCATGACCAAGAAGTTCTAGGTTATTTGTCTGGTTTTGCTCAATCTGCACTTAGCACTGCTGCTGGAACTGCAAACACCACTGTTTCTGGTTCAAAAGCTGTTGCTAGCGCCGGTTCTGATGAACTTCTTACAAGCATGAAGCTCCGTAAGGATAGCTTCGGTAACATTACAACCGGTTCTGCTGCAGACCATTCAATTCCTCTCGCAGCTCGTTTACCTGGTGCAACAGCGCTTCCAACTGCAACAGCCTCACCATTGATGGTTATTGCACGTATGGCACGTCTGTTAGATAGCCAGTTTGTAGACTCTGCTGGACGTTGGTTGGTTGTAGACCCTGTATTCATTGAACTTTTGAAAGACGAAGACTCACGTCTTCTGAACTCAGATTTTGGTGGTTCGGGTATCCAAGGTGGACTGGCTGTTACTCAGCTTCATGGCTTTGATGTTTATGTGTCTAACAACCTTCCATCAGTTGGAACTGGTCCTGCAACCACTGGTTCAGCAAACCAAAACTCTAACTTTGGTGTGCTTGTTGGTGGCCACTCATCAGCTATTGCTTCAGCTTCACAAATCACAAAGACTGAGTCATACCGTGACCCAGATTCTTTTGCGGACATTGTTCGCGGTATGCACCTGTACGGTCGTAAGATTCTTCGCCCAGAAGCAATCGTTACTGCCAAGTACAACGCTGCTTAAGGGAGGTAATCAATGGCTACTTTTGACATGACTTCCAGCGCAACCGCTGGCGTAAGTTCAAACTCTATTGCTGCACTTCCAGCAAGCCGCGATGGCATGAATATGCGCATGGTCGAAGCAATTCTGGATATCGGTAAAATTACTGATTACAGCTGCACAGACGGTGACATTTTCCAACTGCTTGAGATTCCTGCAAATACTTTTGTTTTGTTTGCTGGTGCAGAGGTTCTAACTGCTTTTAATGGCACATCTCCAACTGTCGATATCGACTTTGCGGCTGGTGATGATATCATTGATGGTGGTGACGTGACTTCTACTGGTATTCTTGCAGAGGGTAGTAATGGTCAAGCAAATGATGTCACAACAGGTGCTGCATCAACATTTACTCAATTCATATCTACTACAGATACCATTGATGTGAAGTTGATTGCAGGTTCTGCTGACGTTACTTCAGGTAAACTTAGAGTATACGCTTGCGTCGTAGACGTGAATGGTGCTCAAGAGCTTGCAACTGAGGTAGCTCGCGACAACGCATAATGACTTTAGGGAGCAGGGATATTTTCTTGCTCCCTATAACTTTATCTGTAATGTGAAATGTCAACTTATCTTGAACTAACTAACGGCGTATTAAATAGAATGAATGAAGTTGAGTTGACAGCCGCTTCATTTGCTAGCGCACGTGGATTTCAAATACAATGTAAAAATGCTGTCAATGACGCCATAAACTACCTAAATCACAGAGAATACGGCTGGCCTTTCAGTCATAATACACAAACAGAAACGTTAGTGGCAACTCAAACACGTTATACGATACCCGCCGGAACACAACATGTTGATTACGAAACATTCCGTATTAGTAAAGATGCCACGCTAGGTGTGGCGGCAACGACACTTCGTGTTTTAGATTACAAAGAATATGTTGATAAATTTATTGAACAGGAATCAACCACTGGAGTTGGGGCTGTTCCAATATATGTTTTTCGAACTCCCGACAATAATTATGGATTATACCCATACCCCGATAAAGCATATGAATTAAAATATGAATTTTATTCACGTCCCACCGTGTTAGTTGCTGCGACTGATACGACTACAATTCCAGAACAATTTAAACAAATAATAGTTGATGGTGCAACTGCTTACGCCTATCAGTATCGCGGCGAGGCTCAGCAATATCAACTCAACTTTGCTCGCTTTGAAGAGGGCATAAAACATATGCAATCAATATTGCTTAACCGAACAGATTACATGAGGTCAACGCACATACCAACTTCTCCTAGATATGGTACTAAAGCGTTTGCAATGTAGGAGATATACATGGCAGATACGTCTGGCGTTAACCCATTCATATATGCGTGCCAAGGAGGTTTAATTTTAGACCAAACGCCTTTTTCTCAACAGCCGGGCACAGCTACAGAATTAGAAAATTTTGAACCATCCGTGACAGGTGGGTATCGCAGAGTATCTGGTTATCAAAAGTGGAACACTAATGTAGTACCACAAGATTCTAGCTCCACGGAACCTGTATTATTATCAGCATATTTCCGAGGTAGCGTCATTGCCGCCAGAGGCGGAAAGGTGCACAAAGCGGGTCCAACAGGGTCATGGACACAAATAGACACAGGTAGAACAAACGCTAAAAGATACACATTCTTTAGATATAATTTAGCTGGCACTGAGTTTATAATATGGGCAGATGGCTCAAATCCTGCATCTAAATATGATGATGCCACAGTAACTGACATAAATACTCCGAATGCACCACCTGACCCCTCCATAGTAACAGGATTTAAAGACGCTATATTTTTTGCTGGTATGTCCAGCAACCCTCAAGAGTTGATATTTACAGCGCCTTTTACTGATAACGACTTTAGCGCCGCAAATGGCGCAGGAACAATTGCTGTAGATAGCCCGATTACGGGACTAGTCCCATTTAGAGATTTTTTATATATCTTTTGTGAAGAAAGAATATTTAGACTTGCTGGAAGCACCATAGCTGATTTTGTAGTACAGCCAGTTTCCAGAAAAATAGGATGCTCTAACGGGTTTACTATACAAGAATTTGCAGGAGACGTAGTATTCCTAAGCAAAGATGGTTTGAGAACTATTGCCGGAACAGAGAAAATTGGAGACGTAGAGTTAGGAACAATCAGTAAACCTGTGCAAGAACGATTTGATGGCGTTTCTGATGTTGATGAGTTTAATAGTGTAGTAATCCCAGATAAAACTCAGTATAGAATTTTCTTTTCTAACGCTAATACAGACAGAGATAAAACTAAAGGTTTAATTTGTGTTCGTAAACCAGAGAATTATGAGTTTGCAGATTTACGTGGAATTAGAGCTAACAGCACAGACAGCATAGTAGTTTCTGGAGATAGCGTAATATTGCACGGTGACTTTGATGGTTTTGTGTATCGTCAAGAAAAAGGTAATAACTTTGACGGTAGTGATGTAACAGGTAGATATCGCTCTCCTGATTTCATAATGAATGATGCAGGCATCCGAAAGAGATTCCAAAGAGTAATTATTAACTATGCACCTGAAGGTGTTGTAAACGCTGACTTATTTGTAAGATACGATTATGAAGTTGGCAACGCTCCAAGACCTGCAGCATATCCATTCACCAGTAATACTGTAGTGGCTGTATATGGCACTTCTGCATACGGAACAGCCACTTATGGTGGTAACATAAATCCAATCATTAGACAACCAATTGAGGGTAGCGGATTTGCTATGGCACTACGAGTTAATGACAGAGGAACGTCTGTTCCGTACTCCCTCAAAGGTTTTCAAATAGAATTTCAAGCTGACGCAAGGAGATAATTCATGGCAGGCTACACCAGACAGTCTACGTTTGCTGATGGCGACGTTATCCAAGCCGCAGATAGCAATGATGAATTTAATCAAATATTAGCGGCTTTTGTAAATACTTCTGGTCACAAACATGATGGAACAGCGGCGGAAGGACCAGTCATTGGTTTGATTGGCGACCCCGGCGTTGCCACTCCTCTTAATAAAATAGTCGTAGATAACGGTAATAACAGAATTGGTGTGTTTGTGGACGCGGGGGGTGCTGGCTCCACTGTAGAGCAACTCCGTTTTCAGGATGGTGCAATTGTACCAGTCACTAACAATGATATTGATTTAGGCACTAGTTCTTTAGAATTTAAAGATGCATTTTTTGATGGCACAGTAACCACAGATGCTTTAGTAGCTGGCACCGCTAATATTGATGGTGGCACAATAGACGGCGTTACGTTAGGCACTAATAGCGCCATCACTCAATTAGTTATAGACAATATTAATATTGACGGGTCTACAATAGGTCACACTAGTGATACCGACCTTCTTACATTAGCATCTGGAGTGCTGACTGTAGCTGGCGAAGTGTCCATGACCACCCTTGACATTGGGGGCACTAACGTTACTACAACTGCTACCGAACTTAATCTTATGGATGGTGATACATCTGCTGGAACAACAGCAGTCGCAGGGGGTGACGGTATTGTCACTAATGATGACGGCACCATGCGGCAGACAACAGTAGATACGTTTGATACATATCTTTCCGCTACAAGTAAGACACTCACTAACAAAACAATTGATGCTGATAACAACACAGTTTCAAATTTAGAGGTGGACAATCTTAAGTCTGGAGTCCTCGATACGGATTTATCCAGCGTTGTTGGAACAGATACTACACTTGCTTCTGCAAAAGCTATCAAGGCATACGTTGACGCACAAATACAAACTGAAGACACACTCGTAGAACTTAATGACACCGACATATCTTCTGAGGCAGCAGGTCATATACTTATTCATGACGGCAGTGACAGTTTTGACAATAAGCCTATATCAGGGGACATTACACTTGCAGCCAGCGGTGCTGTAACCATTGCTAACGGTGCTGTCGAGACCGCAATGGTTAACGCTAACGTTATTACAGGTCAAACTGCAGAAACATCTGTAGACTCAAGCAACGACTTAGTTTTATTATATGATAACGATGCAACAGCATTACGTAAAGTAACAGTAGGAAACTTGGTATCCGGAGTAGGTGGCGGCATATCAAACATAGTAGAGGATACGAGTCCTCAGCTTGGTGGTAACTTAGATACAAATAGTCACAATATACTTATTGATGATGCACACTTTATTGCTGATGATTCTTCTAATGAGTTTTTAATTTTTCAAAAAACAAGCTCTGCAGTAAATCAATTTGATGTGACAAACGCCGCTACAAGTGGCGCACCAAAGATATCTGCTACAGGTGATGATTCGAATATTGACTTTGACCTTGAAGCAAAAGGCACAGGACATGTGACAGTTCGTGGTAACAGCAACCCCGGTGCTATACAGTTTAATTGTGAAGTTAATAGTCACGGACAAATTGTTAAGGCACAACCACACTCTGCAAGTGTAACAAATGTGCTGACGTTACCACCGGGTGGAGACCAAGAAATAGTCGGTGCGTCAGCTACTCAAACTCTTACAAATAAAACAATAGACGCTAGTCAGCTTTCTGGCACGGTAGCTAACGCACGTCTTGATGCAGAGTTACAAGCTCTTGCTGGATTAACATCTGCCGCTGACAAAGGTATTCAATTTACAGGTTCTGGCACTGCAGCAGTATATGACTTAACAGCGGCTGGTAAAGCGTTGCTAGATGATGCAAATGCCTCTGCTCAAAGAACTACACTTGGATTAGGTACAGCAGCAGTTGCAGATACAGGCACGTCTGCAGGTAATGTTGTTGTACTTGATGGTTCTGCGAAACTACCAGCAGTAGATGGTTCTCAATTAACTAATATAACGGTCAGCGGGTTTGCTACTACAGCAGATGCAACGGCGTTAGCAATAGCACTTGGGTAACAGTGCTTAATAAAACATTGTAATATTACAATGTGTTTGATATAATAAGGAGTATATCATGGCAGACGATGCCTCAGTAACCGTACAGGCAACGGTATTGCCTGATGAAATTGCCAAAACTATATCTGGTAGCATGACAATATCACCTGCAGATGCAAACGATAAATGGTATTACAAGCTAACAAGTGTGTCTAATTCTAGCACAGACTTGATGGCAGGTAATTTTATTGACTATACTGCAGTAGATGACGATACAGCACCTACAGCAATTGCAACTGGTGATAAAGTCAACTTCTTGTTCATTAAAAACACAGATTCAAGCAATGACGTGTATATTGTTCTTGACGATGCAACTGCGTCAACAAGTGCGACTGATGCCATCAAAATTAAAGCTGGACATAGTTTCTACGCTAATTTGCCTAACACCACTGTCGGACAAATTCATGCAATCTCGTCTTCAAGCACAGTCTTCTCTTTCC